AAAAGATTGACGCGTACTTACAGCGGGAAACCGCCAAGTACCTTGCTAAAAATCAGGAAGCCAAAGCGGACCAACTCAACGATAAGGTGGCCACCATTCGCGTATTTATGGGTCAGCTAGTCGAGACCCGCCGCACCATCGGGGCGCTTAAGGACAGCATCGAGGCCCTGTTTAGCGACAACGGCAAGGGCCTCCTGACCCTGTGCACCATCCACAAGGCCAAGGGTCTTGAGTGGCCCACGGTCTACATACTGGACGCTAACCTTATGCCGTCCAAGTGGGCAAGGCAGGACTGGCAACTGGAACAGGAAACCAATCTGCAATATGTTGGAGTTACAAGGGCCAAAAATACGCTCCGGTATATCTACAGCGATGGGATACGTGATGAAGCAAAAACTGACACAGGAAAAGCTTAAACGCCTATTGCGCTATGATCCTAAAACGGGCCACTTCTACTGGAGAGTGGCCCGCCGAGGCATTACTAAGGGCATGCGGGCCGGGTACGCTGTGCAAAGAGGTTACGTATATATCTGCATAGACCGCCAAATGTATCTCGCTCATAGACTGGCATGGTTGTATAAAAAAGGTGGCTGGCCTGCCGATGAACTTGACCATAAAAATAGAAGGCCATCCATAAATAAATGGAGCAACTTGCGCCTTGCAAACAGCACGCTCAACAAGATCAATTCAAATCTTAATAGCAAAAATACAAGCGGCTATAAAGGTGTGACGTGGAATAAGAAACTTAAAAAATGGTGCGCTCGACTTTACATAAACAAAGCACCTAAAGCCCTTGGGTTCTACACAAACAAGAAGCACGCGGCCCTAGCTTACAAACTCGCCGCGATAAAGCACTACAAGGAATTTGCCCATGTCTAGCGCCGCCAACGTCAACAGCCCCGCCCCTGCTACCCGATGGGTTAAGCAGGGGTGCGGCTGGTATCTTGTGGGCGCGGATGTGGTGTATAGGCTGCGCAAGGCCAGCCCGTGCCGTGTGCGATGGGTCTATAAGAATGGGGGCAATCACCCTACGCAAGTGTCGAGCAGCCGTGGCCTGGAGTATTGGGCGGTTGCCCGATGCAGCGCACAAGACGGGCTGTGGTCCTATCACAGCGGCTTTACCCGCGTTGATAGTTTCCTGCATTTCCGTAGGGCTAGGATGATGGCCCGCAAATATCTGTATAGGGAGTTAGGCTATGAGTGCTAAGGAGATTGCGGAGGAGTTGTCTGGTGAGCGGTTTAGTATCGAAGAAGTACGCGACCTTGAAAACGATATCACGGGGCTACGAATATGTGCGCAGTGGCCCTATGCGGATGCACTAGCCAAGCTGGTCAGGGATTTTATGATCGTAAACGGCGGGCGCGTTGCACGGGAGGAACGGGCCAAGTACCAAGCCCGTCAGGAAAAGGGCGCGGCCGAAGCGGGCTTTTCTGCTGCGCACTTGCAAAGCGTGGCCCGCAAAGCGTACGAAGACGCCAGCGAAAAGCCAGGAGGTAAGCCGTCATGAAGTACCAAAACACACGGCGGGCGGTTGACGTGTTGCTGCCCTTGGGGCTGTTGGTAGTAGCAGCCAAGCGCCTTGACGCGCTGGACAGTGACGGGGCTAACGCCACGATGGTCAACGCGTTTAACGGCTGCAATGATGACATTCGCCAGAACGTGGCTAACCGCATGTACCGCTTGACAGGCGAATACTGGCCTGACCCGTTTAGCACCAATGACACGCCAGCCTATGCCATGGGCGTCTTGTTCTGGTACGAAACCATTACGCGTATCGGCGGGCTTGGCTATGATCACAGCGGCCCGGAGGAGGCGCTTGCCACCACGATCTTTAGTAGGACGGCGGCGGGCGTTACGGGCACAGCGTGGTTAAGTCTACAACACGCCGGACGGGTCAAGGGCCTTGACCTTGTGCGGTTGTGCCAACGTAACATGCTCTATAGGGAGTATGACTTGTACAGGTGTTTGACCAACATGAAGGAGACACTTGATGGCACGCGGCAGTGAAGCAGCGCTACGGGCGTTGTTCCGCGATAAGGTCAAGGCGGCTTTCCCGGGCTGCCACTACCAGCGCATCGAATCACCCATGACCAGCGGCACGCCTGACAGTGTGGTAGCCATCAAAGGCACGGGCGACAATTGGGTAGAGTTCAAGTTTCTAAAGCGTCTGGCCGTGCGCCCGCACGCGTTAATCAAGGTGGGCTTGCGCGATGAACAAGCCGCCTGGATCATCAGCCACAACCGGGCGGGCGGGCGCTGTTACGTACTGCTACAAGTGCAGCGCACCGGCTACTTTGCATTCTACGACGAGCCAGCCATCAGGGCCTTGCACGCTGGCATACCTGCCGGGCTGGTCTACCCGCGCCTCTATGATTGGGCCGTGTGGCATGGCAAGCGCCTGGATTTCAAACCGCTGGCCCCACTGTGGGGCATGGCAAGACAGATAGGGCCAACATGATATACCGCCTAACTCAACTCTATTACAGATTGCTATGGTGGTGGCTTGTCCGCATTGACCAGCCCGTGCGCAAGGCTGGCGGCTGGCGCGTGTGGTGGACTGACGGCCTAATATTCCTAGCGGCCTTGGCCGTTATGGTAGTGATCTTGACAATGATAGCAGTAGTGGGAGACTGACATGCCACGTAAAAGAAACATACTGGCGCAACGCTACTATATCGGTATCAATGTAGCCAGCGATGGCGGGCGCACTTACGGCTTGCGGTCCAAGCGGACAGATAGCAGTCACGAAAAGGACTTGGCTATATTCTTTGATCGTAACTTCGCACAGTTTGTAAGTGACATGCTAAACGGCTTTACGGAAGCCGCCCGGACTGATCGCTTTAGATACCGTCACGCCAAGGGACCGCTTAAGCCCGCTGATATCCAACTTGAATTGACAACGGAGGTAGACCGTGGAACTGATCCTAGTAAGCCGGTTGGTGGTTGACCTTGTGCGCTTACCTGACGGCTCATACAGACTGCGCATTGAAACCACGTCCAATGAGGCCACGCTTGTTAGCGAAAGCGTCTTTGCATCCGGCAAAGTCCGTGAAGCATTTGTCAAGGCATCATCAGACTTGTACGTAATGGCGGATGAGCTTGCCTCCGCCCCGCATGTAAAAGGATAGATAGCTATGCCAAAGATCACATACATCAAGAAGAACTTTCATCAGACAAGCCTAGCCATGATTGCTAAGGCTAACGAAATCATTACCGAGTATATGGCCAAGGGCTACAGCCTGACCCTGCGGCAATTATATTACCAGTTTGTGGCGCGTGACCTGTTGGCCAACAATCAAAAGAACTACAAAAACCTAGGCGCTATCCTGTCTGACGCTAGGCTTGCGGGCATGGTTGATTGGGACGCGCTAGAGGACCGCACGCGCAACCTGCGGAAGAACCCTACGTGGTCCAGCCCTGCGGATATCGTGACAGCTTGCGCGGGACAATTCGATGTTGACTTGTGGCAGGATCAACGCAACCGCGTAGAAGTCTGGATTGAAAAAGACGCGCTGGTAGGTGTCATCGAGCGTGTGTGCCATCAATGGCAGGTGCCTTACTTTGCTTGCCGTGGGTACACGTCACAAAGCGAGGCGTGGCAAGCCGGGCAACGGTTGCTCCACCACATTGACAACGGGCAAGAGCCTATTGTGCTGCACCTAGGGGACCATGACCCTAGCGGCCTGGACATGACGCGGGACAACGGCAGCCGATTGGACCTGTTCACGGGCGGGGTCAAGATCAAGCGCCTTGCACTAAACATGAACCAAGTGAAACGCTACAACCCGCCACCAAATCCGGCAAAGGAAACAGACACGCGCCACGCGGATTACGTCAACGAGTACGGGCCTAGCTGTTGGGAGCTGGATGCGCTTGACCCAGAGGTAATCAGCAACTTGATTGATGACGAAATATTAAAGCTAGTGGACGTGCCCAAGTTTGACAACATGATTAAGCAACGGGATTTAGGCCGCAAAGAACTAAAGACCGTGGCCGATAGCTGGCCTACGGCTGTTGCAGCCTGCCGCAAACGCAGGTAGGATCAAGGCAGGGCCGCACCTAGCCATGGTCTAGCCCTCCTTTGTCCAAGGCGTTGAGGGACACTTTGGACCCCGCCGCCAGCCCTAACAGGTTGGCGGCGGTGCCGTGTCCGGGTCAAAACGCCCGGCCCCCTGCGGCGCTGGACAACCCATAGGCGCTAACCCCAAAAACGCACACAGGTAGCCCGCCAGCCAGCGCCTACCAGCGGCCCAAAAACGCAGCCCTAGGGCATGTTTATCACGGTCTAGACCGGTTAAAGCCTAGGCGGGATCTGATTTTATAATGATTACAAAAAGCCCTAGGATCGTCGCCCATGCGGGCTGCCCTGGTGGGCTGTCCCTGGTGCCTGGATCATGACCGCCCCGCGCAGGCGCGATACGCGTAAGCACGGGGCGGTCAATCCTGGCCCTTGGTCCCTGGCACGCCTTGCGGCCCGTCAGGTGGCCCCGCCCCGTCATGGCCCTTTCGGTCGGGCAATCGTGGGCGGCTGGCCTGTACCCGCCGCGTGGCCCATCCGGTTGGTTGGGCTTAGGCGGCTGGCACCCGGATACTACCATGGGCAGCTACAGGGTCAAGCCCCCTGCTAGCAGGGGTTGGGCGGGGTAGGGGCTTCCGATTGCACTTGATTAAGGTGAATGCCGCACCTATATTCTGGTGACGCTTAACCCTGTCCCGGAGATTGACATGACTGCCAAGACCCAATTCATTGTTGGCCAAACCTACCAAACCCGTAGCCCTTGCGATCACGATTGTATCATAACCGCCAAGGTGTTGACCCGGACGGCGCACACGGTCACAGTCGAGCTAAGCAACCGGGGCAACAAGACATTCCGCGTTAAGGCTGGCTATAATGGTGCCGAGATGTTTGCCCCGTGGGGCCGGTACAGCCTAGCGCCCCTAATGTCCGCTGGCGATATGGTCTAGTCCGGTCCACCTGGACCCCAACAAGCCCGGCCCTAGGCCGGGCTTTTTGTTTCCTTTTGCGCTTGACCCGGCCAGGGTCAAGGGCCTAGAGTCATCAGGCTTAACAACCGTAAGGGAGTCCCTCACATGCTATATTTTAAGTACGAAATCACTGGCAAGGCCAAAGCCTACACACAAGATCAATGCGCGGGCGTCAATGGTTTTGACATTGAGCTAGCCCACCTGATAACCCGCAATGACCTTAAGAGCTTTGCGGCTGCCCAAGTGCTGGCGCAAGACGTGACGGCGGGCATGGGCGAAACCTACATTGCTACGGACGCGGGCGGCTATTGCTACCCACAGTTCGACGTGATCAAGTTGCCCACGGTAGGCAGCCCCGTCAGCAAGGGCTTCAATGGCGACTACTACCCATGCGGTCTCATCGCCAAGGTAAGCCAGGATCATAAGCGGGTCACCACGGACACGGGCCTTACTTTTTACCGCCGCAAGCTGTCCGGCACTTGGCTAAACGAGCGTACTTGGTCGCTAGTCGCCGGGCACCTGGACCTCCGCAACCCATCATTCTAAATACCGCTGCACACAAAAAGACGCCCCGGCAAGAAACCGGGGCGTTTTAGTTTTCCGTTTTCACATTGGGAGGTTAAACCCGCCGCGTCACATATGCGCGGCCTTGGTTAAACGTATAGGAGACCTGTCAAGTTACTGGACCGGACCCGCTGGCAAAAAAGCCAGCGGCGATACGGTCGCTGTGGTGTCAGGGCAAATACGTTCGCCAATCAAGTTGCCGTCCGAAATGCCCTTCATATCGGTCCTAACGTCTTGGTGCCCGTTGCGCAGATAGTTTAGAAATCTGACCTCGGGCATTGTGTCAGGATCAACCCCGGCTTGCGTAGCCGCGTCAACCCATCGCGCAAGCAACGCGTCGTATTCAGCCGTGGCCGTGATACTAGGCGGCAGCCCATCCCGCCCGATGACAAGCGCCGTAATGCTGTCCTCGGATAGATAGTTAGGCTGCCACCATTCACAACCACTGCTAGGCACCGGTTGGATTGCGGTTAGTTCTATTAGCGGGGCGTCGCAAGCCGTCAAGAATAGCATCGTCAGACTTAGGCAAAGCCCTTTCGCCTTTTGCAATAGCCGCTCTCTCCAACGCATCTCGGTCACCTTTTGCTTTTGCCGCCATGGCACCAACGCTTGCCATGGCTTGCGCGTTACGCCTGCGTTCGATGTAGTCATTGAGCCCGCCCACAACGGAATTGATAAGAGTGCCAAGTCCGCCGAGAACAAGGTCAGTGACCCACTTAAAGCCGAACACTTAGGTAGCCGGTACAGGCACGGGCAAAGGCGCACCGGTCCAATTGCCGGGGTCTTTGTCATACGGGAGTAACCGGGCTAGGACAAGATCGCGCAAGGCGTTCTCATCCTTGATGCCAAACTTGGCCAGGGCACCGGGTACGAACTGTAGGATATAGCCAACGGCCAAGCTTACGAGTTGATTCCTCGTTTCAATCTTGGTCCAACTGACTTCCTTCAGTTCGCTTATGGCAAACTTGATACCGTAGTTGATGGCCTTGTCAAGATACTGCCGGTAAATGTCCTCCTGGCCTAAGATCGTAATGCCAGTTTTAGCCGACACTAGATTGGCGACCAGCCGGAATAACCAAATGCCAATTGCCCCAAGGACGGCGGCAATGAACTTGAGTACCGTTTCGATGGTTGGCATGAGGTCTAGAATGCCGCCCTCAGTAGGCGGCACTGTGCCGTCCTGCGCAAAGGCAACTGTGGCCATAAGGACATGGGCCACGGGTTGCGCGATGATAGCGAAGGCGTAAAGCATCAGGAACGCAATCGCTAGGTTAGTCGCCACATAAAACGCGTTGCGTTCAACGTAGCGTAGTCCGCCGTTAATCGTGCGCATTGCCAACAGCGGCAACGCTACGGCACTCGTAAGTAGTCGAAACATCTTACCTCCTAGCTCTACTAGATTTTCACAATGCCCGCCGCCGCAAGACCTTCCGTAAGGGTCTTGTCATCGTAAGGCTGTTGCCCGTTCTCATGCTGGATGATGGCTTTCACCAAGGGCAGCATATGGTCAAACATATTGAGGTCAAGCAATTGGTCAGGGGCAAAGCCAGTGGACTTGACCACGGCATTGATATAGGCGGACGTGTTATTCTCCGCCTTACCGGTATCCCCAAGCGGTGGAGCCCAACGGCCAATGATCCGCCGCACTGTGCGGATATCATGTCGCCGCTGGTATGTGCGCAAGATCACGGCAAGGGCGCGGATGCCCATTTGCGCCGTGGTAAATTCTTCGAATACAGGATCATCATCCGTCGCCCGCTCACCCTGCCATTGTGTCTTGTCGCCCGGCAGTTCCTTAATGTTGCCAGGATTGTTGCGCCGTATTCCACGGGGCAATTGCTTTGGTGCTGTCACTGGACCCTCCTACGGTCTTCACGATAATCTAATTCCAACCTATCAACGCGGCTATCAAGCACGCGCAAGTTACCATCAATCTCATTAATCCGCTGCAAGTTGCTTTTGATTTCGGTAAGCTGGACCGTCAAGCCGGAGATGGTGGCGGCTATGGTTGCTTGCTGATTTGAAGCAGCAACTAAAGTGCTGCCTACCCATGCAAGTAAGCCAGCCGCAAGCGCTGTCAACACAGTGGTTATAGCTCTTTCCATTGTGTTCTGCACGTCAACCATGTACCGGACCGCGAATAAGAACCCATGCCATGACTAGGGCATGTACAAAGTAAACCCCACCCGATGAACCGTATGGGACAGTTAGCGAAGCCATGACCGCCATGAAAACCCATACACCCATGGCAACGGCGGCCCCTGGATAGCGCAGCAACCAAAAGCCCCCACACATAGCAAGGCTTTGTAGCAGGGCTGCAACGCCAAAGATAGCGGCCCAAGCGTACTGGCTAGGGAGTACAGCGACCATGACCTTGTAGCGATATAGGCTTAGCGTCTGCTCACCATAGACCATCAACAGCCAACACCAATACCACAGGATGAACGCAGACGTTACTTCGGCTATCCGCGTGTCACTGTACCACCACCAAAAAGGTCTAAAGGTCATGGCTTAAATCCTTGGGTCATACCAACCCGCCGTTGCCAAGTCCGTATTGGTATTGGCAGCGGTGGACCGGGCAAAAACCTGTGAGGAGGTATCAGTCCAGATTTCCAAATCTTGTAACGGAGATAGCCATACACCGCCAGCGGTCCACATTTGCGCAGTTAACGGACCACCCGATGAAGCTGCAACGTCAACTTGACCCGACTCGCTAAAGTAAATAGCGTGAGTGATATTCTCCGGATAGAACCGGACCTTGGCTCTGGTTATAATCCCAAGCGGTGTAGACACAACAAACGCCTGCCGCGCGGCGCTGCCCAGCGCATTTACTGTATTGTCATTCTGGATAGGAGTCTTCCAGATAAAATCTCCGCCATGTTGCAAGAACGCAAGTATATTAGATGACCCGTCAGTAAGCACAGAGCCAAGACGCTTTTTCTTGGTGTAGTTAGTAGGCATACTTGGCGTACCGGCATTGAGCGTGAAGATGGCATCCACCACGCCTGTATCAAGGCGCTTGATCCGCCATACATGATACCAAGAGGCGGCAGCCTTTGCGCCCGTGTCAATGCCGCCGTTGCCACTGCCTACGGCCCACGTCGCATCGAGACGCTTTGTGAGTATGGCGCTGCTACCCATGTCAACAGTGTGGGCATCATCGCGGCACTCACCTACTGAAATGTCAATATCATTAAGCGCATCCGTACCGTTATTTGAAAGCTCACAGCCCTCAATGTATCGGTAGCCTAAGCGTTGATCCGCTAGCACTAAGCCAGCATAGGGAATGTAACCGGTCAAATGCCAGTTGGCACCTAGGCGGGTCAACGCAAAGATATCGAACTGCTTAATGTCAATGTCCACAGCGCCCGGCAAGAATACGCGTTCAGTTCCGCTTACATTGTGCCGCAGTAGGCCGGGCGTTGCATGGATGAAACGCAGCACAACAGTACGCCCATTGCCAGGGCCGCCCGCGTCACTGATGCTGTGCACGTCCGTAGCGCCGTCAACTTCAAACAAGCCACCATTCCCGGACCCGATGCTAAGCGCATTGGCGGCGGTCAAAGTAGACCCCTGCTTAAACAACGCGCCTATGCCCGATGGTGTCACGGCAAATGACGTGCTCGACATGGCCAAGACTTCGGCACTCGTTGCCAATTCAACCAAACCAACGGCAGACGTACTGCTATTCCCAATGGCCACGCCCGCTAGGTAAGGCGTATAAGCATTGGTTGACGCGTTAACGGACCCGCGCACAATCCAATCCGCGCCATCATAAATTTTATCGAGCCATGGCGTGCCAGCATCGTCAAGCCAAACTGTGCCCGCTATCCGATAGCTTGGCGCGGTTGCGCCTTTGTGGCTGCTGTTAATTGCAGTGCGCCACGAGTTAAGATCGGAAGCAAGGTCCGTACCGCTTTTGGTTGCGGGATTGATGGTCCCAAAATCATACTGAGACATTACGTTACCGTTCCATATCCTGTAGCGGTCCAATCGAAATTGCGGGAAACCCGCGTAGCAGCCGCATTGAAGAAATTGATCGTAAAGCCCGTGCGCGATTTGCTGGTAGCCGTGTAGTAATCGCCCGAACCCATATTAGCAGGGGTGACTTGCAGCACTGGCTCATCTTTGAAAGCCGGGCTGTATGTTATATTGGTATCTGCGCCGCTGTTGCTGGCAACATTTTTATTCCCTAGCGTCCTGTCCGGCATGTCAACCGTAAACACTAGCCCGCGTATTGCGGCATTGGTATTGGCAACGTAGCTTAGGATGATGGCGCGGAACTGCGCTCCCCTAAACGTATAGTCACCGGTAACAAAGTCTTTCCACGCTGTCCAAGTAGGTGACCCCGCCGGGTTATCCCGCGTGGTCCGTAGCTGCAAGATCACTTTCCACTCGGTTGGTTCAGTTTGCTGTAGCGCCGCAACACTAGCCAACGTGACCCAATTAGACATGACGTTCCCGGTATCAATGCCGATAGCGTCAAGCGTAGCGATAACTCTATTGTTGTAAACGTCGCCAAGGTCAACCGTAGTGGCAGACACATAAAGGGCGCTGGCAACTGGCGCACCACTATTAGGCGACGTGTCCAAATCAGATTGCGCAATGTTAGTATCCAGCGCCGTCAAACGCAAGGTGCTAGATACCACAGTGCAATTAGTCTTTGTGCCGGTAAAGGCTGTATGCTCTGTGATGGTTTGCACAATGTTGAGATTGCTTTGCTCATCAATGGGCGTGACCACACTAGCCGCGTTAACGCTCTCATTCCCGCTGGTATCCACAGCCTTAATCAAGTAGGTGCCCACAACCATAGGCAACTTCACCGTAACATCTTTAACATTGGGCGAGTAGTCAGTAGACGAACCCCACGTTACGCCCGTGGTCAATGTGCTGTACTTGATCCTATAGTGGTCTAAGTCCAGGTCAGTCACCGGCTGCCAAACAAGCTGCATAGCGCCAGCGATGACAGACACCGAAAAACCCGTCACGTCCGCAGGCTTGCCAGCCAAGCCCGCGATTATAGCCGGGTCCAGCGTAGCCCATGGGCTAAACAATCTCTTATGCCCGTCAATGGCGCGCACCCTAAAGCCCCATGACCCTTCGGTAGTGTCAAGCACCTCAACGCGCGGTTGGTTGGTAAAGCCGATAGTGGTATAGTTCCCCGCACCCGCCCGACGCGTAGCCACTTCATATATCTGCACCCGTGGGTCCGCTGCGGCCGTCCAGCTAAGCGTTGCTGCGGACTTGACGCTAGGACCGGCCCGGTACAAATACTCGGTAAAGCCAAGCGCCGTTGGCGGGGCCATGGGGCCAGTTGTCATAAGCGTATAGTTCGGTTCAGCTAGGACAATGCCCTGTTCAACACGGTCATACTTGGCCGCGTCGTTAAAGATGGCAACGGCCTTGGCCGTCAGCTTGTCGATTTCTGACAAGGCCAATATGCGGAACTGGCGCGGGCTGAGATTGGTGCCCTTCAATATCCACACAGCACCGGGTACGCATGGGCGGACGTGGTACAGTTGGGCATTTGAAGCGTAAATGCCAGAACTATTATCACCAACAAAAGAGGTTGTACCATAAGGATTCTGCGGCTTAAGGGCACAAGTGCCGATAGCCTGACCAGAAGGAACAAGTGCCCGCAATGTGCAGCGATAGATACCGCCGCCAAGGTCCAAAACGCTATTTGAAATAATAGTATAACCACTGCCGAATGTTGACGGCGACATAGCTTGAGTTGATAAGTTCACACCGAGGGCTGCACCACTTGCCCCGTCAACTTGTGAAATGGTCAACTGACAAGCTGTGTACTCGGCCGGGTCAACATCAAAAACTAATTCAAATATTTGAGAGACATTTGTGTTACGGTCATAGCGCTGCGTAATGTAGTGCTGCGCACTCACTGTATTCGCTACTATCTTATCCGCCCGAGCCGTGCCATCGGCAGCATTAGCAGCGTTAGGAGTGACAGTGTTAAGTTGAGTGCGGGTCCAGACAACAGAATTATCAAGTTCATATGCGGACTGTAGAATGTTGTCACCCAAATACGCACCGCTATATGGCGCAGCAACATCAAGCTCTGTGTAAGTGCCCTGTCCATTCGTAACCGTCTGATATTCTAACTTGCCGTCAGCCATCACAAGCCCGAGCTGGTAAGTCTCCCCGGCTTCCAATGTCACCGCCGCGTCAAGTACAATATGTGTAGCCGTGGCCGATGGCGACCGCCCGCCCCAACGGACGCCCATATAGTTAGGGTCCGCGATATCCACCAACAGGCCGGGCATCAAGTCCAAATTGTCAACGGCCACGGCCCAATCACAAAGCTCCGTCTCATGCTCCTCTGTATCCAAGATCATCTTGGCATGTCGCCTAGCCTGCCCCCTGCTAGTGCAAAGCGGTATAGCGACATTGACCGGACGCCAACCGTACTTCCGTACCAAAGCCGCGTTTTGCACCACCTCTATTGTGGGCCGGTAATGGTCCACAGGATCGTTCCAACTGACCAGTGCAACCGTATGGCGGGCTAATAGGCCGGTGCCACTGTAATTGAACTTGCCGTTAACGGTATCCGCCGGGACAATCGCCCTAGCAGGGGTGCCGGGCATGTCCGCCGATACGAACACTGTTCCGGTTGCGTAGTACATCATGCCCCGGAAGATGCTGGCTATGGCTTGGAGCACGTTGTACGCGTCTTCAAATTTGTTCAGTATGCCGTTGGCCTCAAAGCGTGGCTCAAGCCCGCCGAAGCCATCGTCTACGAATACGTCACTGTACTTAGCGACTTCGTAGAAAGACCATTTATCAATGGCGCTACTGTCGAGGTACTTGCCCAAGCCCCAACGCCTATTAGTCAACAGCGTATATAGGAACCACACTGCATTGGTGGTGTAGGCCGTTGTAAACGTGCCTGACCATACGCCATCATAGACCCGCGATTCTGGGTCATAGTTATCCGGCACGCTGATATTGTTTAGGCCATAGATTTCGTAAGACCGTCGCGGCACCCGTCCGGCAAATTGCTGTGCGTCAATCTCAATGCCAATCACGGCGCTATCACTGTAAGACACCTTAGCGTCAATCAACTTCGTGTAGCTTGACCAGAACAATTGATTATTGAGATTCACCCGTGTGCTATCGGGCGTGACCCTGCGCACCCGCACATTCCAAGGTGCGCCACCTACCGGCAAATCAAAGTCATATTGGACTTCCGCCGGTGACGTGGCCTTGTCATTGAGTTCGATATAGTCCTTGGTGACATATCCTTTCTTTGTGATAATTGAGACAGTGCCGGGAGGCAAACTCGTGCCGCCAACGCCCTGATTTTTTACGTTGAACTTGCTAACGCGGACTTCGTAATCGCCTTCGGTCAAGTCCATTACGCTGTAGTGCCGCGTGACCGGTTTTATATAGGAAGTCCCGCCCCCGTCACGCCCGCCGATAACTTGCACGCGATTAGCAACACCCGACGCTTTACCCATCTCCAACCATGTACCACTCGACACCAACTTATATTCAACAAGGATTGACCATTTTTCCGAAGCGTCGTTAGGATTGGCCGGATCATACTTTGCCACCACGTCCAGGCCCGTAGCCGTTGGCCCGGTGCTAGTAACAAAGCTTTCAAACTTTTTCATTTGGCGGACAGGCTTATAGCTGCCGCCGTTAGGCTGTACATCAATTATAAAGCGGAGTACCGTGCCCACCAAATCGCCCGTAGTCGGGTTCTGATATGACAATGCGGGCATACGCAAGGCCACGCGTAGACGTGTTATCTCATCGTCGCTGATTTGGCGGACTACGCCACCTGTAACAGCGCCGAATGTATGTATGCCGCTACCCGGCCCGGTGATATTGACGTAAGGGCCTGATGTTGAATTGCCCGATGATATAGCAAATAGAAAATGGTCCGCGTCGTTTACGTGAACCCAATAATCAGTTAAGAGCGACAACCCCGGAGGAAGGACGCCCAACGTATCCACCTGGAAGGGGCCGTTACCTGTCGAAAGACCATGACTAACTGACGTGCATATGTCGCTTGCCGCCGCTGTGAACTCTTGGCTGTTAGTGTATTGCTTGACTTGTGCGCCAACTGTTTCCTCACTTTCGACTTCTTCAAAACCAGCTAGGAAAGTTTGGTCAGGATAGCCAAGGCGCGTAACCCAATTAACCGCGTCGAAGTTGTAGGTGCCATCTTCATTCATCAATGGCGTGTAGTCAAAATTAATTGACTCCGCGCCCTTGACAAGTCCAAGGATAGGGCCTTCGCAAAGCAAATCAATAAAGCGGGCGGTTGACTTGCTTTGCAATGTGTTCTGTGATTCGGACGGTACATGCCCACCCGTACTCCCACCCTTGCCGCCGCCCTTGCCCTTGGCAAACGCAGCCAGCCTATCGGCATTGGCACGGCCAACCAATCGTTCAACTAGGGGATCATGTTGTGAGCCGTCAGGCATTTTTATATCCGTGAAATTACTAGGCCAGCGCTTACAAGCACCGAGCCAACTTCCATACGCCCAACTACAATAGGCACCGGCCCGCCCTGCTCAATTGTGTTGACAGGACCATTAAAGAAAAACGATGCACGCTCTTCAGGTTTTTCACGGCCCCCATAATCCGACTTAGGCGCTGGCGATAGCAGTTGCGCCGCGCCAGCCAGGACCAAGGACGCACCCAAAGCCGCTATAGCGCCGTAGGTAACACCTAACGCAATCTCACTAGCAAAGCCTGCCGCCAATGTGCCACCTCCGGCTATGCCTGCGGGCGGCACAAAGATTGATATGGCTATCAGGGCCACGCCTAGGATGATCTTGAATATCCCTGTCTTCTTACTACCAACGGGCATAGGTATAATGTGCAAGTCATTAGCTTGCCCAAGGCTAAGGGTCAGTTGATCCTCGTTAAGCGCAAAGTCCTCCTCCGGCCTGCCCCTGATAACCCGGTATTCACCGCCATAAAGTGACCGGTAAAACGTAGGGAAGTTAGCAGACATAGCCCGTATGGCTTCAGCAGGGGTCGCCACGGCCAAGTCAAACTTGGGGCCGTACTCGTCTGCAAGCTTGCCGTAAAGGTGTATGGTCTTAAGTTGATTCATGTCTGTACCAGTTGTCTTTGATGATTGCCATATACCGTTCGATGCTGTCCGCGCGGCTGTACTGGTCCATTAGATGGTGGAGCATTTGGCCGTTCCCGATGTACAACCCGCCGTGATTGGGTACGGAACTATCAATTCGCATACTGCACATATCACCCACAACCGGGCGCTCATCCGCTGTTAGTCTACGAAAGCCAGCTTCTGCTAGGCCGGTGCGGTAAATGTCCTCGCCCGCTTTCCACCAACCCCACTCACTGGCAAACGCAGGCAGCCACAAGCCACGCTCCAACTTGTACCAGTGTCGAATTAGCGTCCAGCAATCGGTAACCCCGTATCTGAACTTGCGCTTTTCAAGTGGCGGTATCGGCAATTGGTCGCCGTACCAGAATACTTCTTTGACTGCCCTGCCATCCGTAACAGCAATGCCCCATGGCACGCCCATATTGATTTGATTTAGGAGATCACGCTTTGTTGGGAACGCGGGGCCGTCTGTGTGGCTGTGGACCACGCCTTGGAGTGTGCCATCAATTAGGGCTTGTGTGAAACCTGTATCGCCCGACATATCGAAAGCGTTAAGCGGATCATCCGCCGCATTGATGCACGGGTAGTAAGCGCCGTTAGCTACATAGCCGCAGGACTCACGCGGGTAGTCCGTCGCCGCGTGTACTGCAATAGCTATGATAAGGTGGTCAAACTCGTACACGCGCCACTCCTGGAAATGCCCATGTTGGTAATTCACCGGTGCCGATTGTTGAAAAGCGTATTTTACATCCAGATAAGAACCGGCTGCAATCATCCTTATCGGCACTTGTGGGTTGATCATTTGCATCGAATGCCGCCATACCTACATAAGGGCATTCAATATTGGTGTAGACATACGCGCCAGCCGTAGCATCCCAAAACCTATAGGAACGAGTGCATGTATCGCGCAACACTTGGCGGCCCGGTATCAAGCGGCCTTCCTGGTCAACAGCCGATGACAATTCAAACTCGATAACTTCACCGGGCGTATGTGCAGCCTTGCGCTCAATGTTGTATATGTCCTTAAGGTGGTGCGCTGTTGGGTCCGCCTGCGGCTGGCCATCAAGGAAACGCTTATAGGTCCGCCAGCGCGTTAACTGACTCCCTATAAGATCGTTACCAGCTATTACTAGGCTGGTCATAAGGAGATCAATGTCACTGAACTTAATCTTAGGCCGTGGCATCACGCCACGCCCCGACCACTCGTAGCCACTGGCCTCCATGTCCGTTGGGTTGTAAGTATCGCCGTCCCATTGTACTGACGTGCCATCCTCAAAGACGGTTGGCGTAAAGTAGTACGTGCTTAAGCCTTGGTTGGTGGCATCCAACTTGAATAGCCACACGATGGCATCAAGCTCGGCACCCTGGATATGTTGAGTGAAGAGAGTCATATCGCGAACCAATACACCCGTTCTAGAGTTGCCGTTATGCGGTCTAGACCGCTTAAACTTGGTCCCCTAAGCGGCACCCGCTGCCATTCTTTACATAGCCACTTCTTTAGCACTGTGTCCCTAGGGGCCAGCCAAAAGAAAGACTTGGCTATGTGGTCCTTAAAGAACTGATCAATGATAGCTGCGTTAGCTTCCGTAAGCGGAGGCCATTCCAGTGACCATATTTCATCAAGCGGGTTAAGCCCATTAGGCGACACGGCCCCGTAATTATCACCAAACGGAACCGTTAACAGGCGCGCCCGTCGCGTGCCCTGCGGTTCAAGGCTTGGTGGTAGAGGCGGTGTAAATGTGTCCATTGCTCACCTACGCTAACATGCCACCCGGACGCATTTCGCGCCCGATAACTGACAAGACCTTATCCTCAATGACCCGTTCCACAACTTGCCCAACCTGTGAAGCCAAGTCTTTATTCTGTTCCCTACTGCCGCCGCTAGCATTGACCGTAAGATTAAGCATGATCCCACCTACGCCCATACGGCTGCCACGCGGGATAACCTGCTCGCCCTTTTGCAAGATAGCAGGCATTTCGCCAGACTTAAGACCAGCGCCCGGCGTGCCGCTATGGTAACGCGGGGCACCGGCAAATAGCAGGGGGCTAACGCTGCGCCCCAGCGTGCCCTTGCCGCCTACGCGCCCGCCGCTATGGAACTGTCCTACAAACCAATCCGTAAGCGGGCCGGTGACAAACTTGCGCAGCGCCACACGGGCTAGGTCTTGCAGCAATCCTTTTAGCACGTCTTGCAAACTCTCGGCTGCAAAGATGGCTTCCTCAAAAGCACTGGACCATACAGAACCAAAATCTTGCGCCGCTGATTTCAGATTGCTTAGCGCGTCGTTCTGTTTTTCCAACGTGTCCTTGGCCTTGGCCACGCCCCGATTAAAGCCCTCCGCCGTAAGTCCGCCCGTGACCATCAGTTCGCTAAGATGTTTGACGTAAGCGTTGTACTGCTCAAGTGGTGTTAGCGTGTCCTCGATGATTTGCTTGGCTTCTTCTTGGGCTTTCTTTTGATCGTCTTGCGCCTTTTTAAGATCGTAATAGGCAGCCGCCAAATTGCGGATACGATCATATCGCGGATCGTCAGCACCCACGCCCTTAAGCGCGTCACCTATAGCTTGGTCGCGTTCGGTCTTGCCTAACTGCTCTAAGGCAAATTGCAATTCCTTTATTGACGCGGCAACCTTGTCAACTTCTTTTGACCCGCCCGCGTTCTCCATATCCTGTAGGAACTTTTCTATATCAAATACGGGCGCACCACCCGTACCCATGCCGCCACCTGTACCAGCGCTTGCACCCGTATCTAACGTGCTTAGGTAAGCAGCCTCCGCCTCTTTTGCCTGCCGTAACCGCCGCTGTATATCGGCTACTTGTGCGTTACGGTAAACCATATCGGGTGCGTCATTAGGTGTACCGCTCCGTTTTAGCACGTCTAGTTCTTCTTGATTGGCTTTTAATTGTTCCTCCAAGCGCCGAACCTGCGGGTTGCCCGTTGCCCGCATACCCGTAAGGTTATTACCTTCATTAGCACCATTGACCACCATATCAATAGCGTTGAGCACGCCCTTAAATTGGGAGGCGTTGCGCACGGCGAAATCAATCATACCAGAAATCCAGCTAGCCACGCGCTTTACACCTTCCTGGAAATCCTTGTTGGTAAACAAATCGACAATGGATTCCATGACCGGCACAAACGCAATAGCCAAGTTCATACCGCTAACCTTGATCACGTCGAACAGCACGCCTAGCCTATCGCTTGTCGCTTTGGCCTTGGCGATTGCATCTTTCTCCAGCACAAGGCCCAACTCGTGCGCTTGCTCCGCAAGACCCTTAAGCCCACCAGCACCCTCAAGTAGCACGTTCTTAAGATCGTTACCACTCCTCCCCAACAGGTCCAAGATGACTTTGGTTTGCACGGCTGGGTCTTGGATGCCCTTGATCCTATCGGCAAGTTCAAGGAACACGTCCGCCGTGGCCTTGGTCTTACCCGTATTGTCCGTAAGGTTGATACCTAGCGCTTCAAATTCAGCGCGCATTGTTTTGTTGCCAGTGACCGCCTCGCCGATATTGTTGTTGAGGAACTTTAGCGCCGTATCCATGGCCTCGATACTTGACCCAGACTGACGGGCGGCAAAGCGCAATTCTTGTAGCTGGTCAGTAGTCACGCCTAGCTTCATAGCCGTTTCGCCAATGGACCCGGCAGCATCCAGCATCTTTTGAGTAAAGTAGAACATGCCGGTAAGACCAGCCGCCGCAACAGCGGCAGTGCGCAAACTAAACAAGCGGCTAGTGGCGCGGTTGATTGCCGCGCCAAACTTGTCAGTGGCGCGTTCCGTTCGCTCCGCACTATTTTTGACGTTGCGTTCAACATCCCTTAACTGCGCATCGAACTTATCGAGGCGGGCGACTACTTCAATATAGGCTTCGCCTAGTTTATTTTCGTCAGCCATTAGGCGCCCCAGCTATCTTGGCATTATGCGCTTCCGCCATTGCAACCAACCCTTGGCGCAGGGCATCTTGAGATGTTTCTTTTTTTAGGAACATTGTGTCCAAGTCAGGTAGACGTTCGACACGGGTAAAAGCGCCAACATGCCAAGCCACACGTATGAGGCGCTGGTACTCTTCCGTATTCTTTTCATTACAAGCATGTATGCACAATCCTAACTGATAGGGCGTTGTCGCCCAAAACTCTTCCGGCTTTAATCCAACAGTCCAAGCGCTCTTAAAAGACCGCTTGATTATTTCGCTTGGACTATCCGAGGGTTTCCCTTTTCATCCGCCTCCACTTGTACCGGCGGCCCATCTTTGCCAAAGTAGGCAAATTCATAAGCCTCGGTCACCGCCGCTATTGTCGGAACTAGCGGCGGTGAAAGGTCTTGGATGCGTTCGGGCGTAAGGCCCTCATTTTTGTGATGCTTCAACAACCCAATGGCAAGCGCCTTAGCCAATGATCCTGTATCGCGCAAGTTCATGTTGTTGAGACCAAACTCCCCAGCCAACAAGGTAAGCGCATTCCAGTCAAACACAATGGTATAGGTCTTGCCGTCAAGCTGTATCTCACGTTCACCTTTAATAGGATTGGCAGCCATAGGTCACCTACTACGGGGTCAACGTGATTGGGCCAGTGATCTCGACAGTAAGCGTGGCTTCAGCAAGCTGATCAACGCCTCCGACAACATTGAAGCCAAGTACGAAACCGCTGAAAGACATATCGGCGGCCCCGATATCGCTAAACACGATCTTGAAGTTCCGGCGCGTCCGGTTCTTCCGATCATTGTATAGCGCCACTTGCTGGGCATTGGACGGGATAAAGTTCATCGTGAACGTCACCTGTCCCTCGTCCGGCAGGCCCATAAGCTTTTCGCGGGCCGTACTTTCCAAGTGCGTTGCGTCAAGTACCGCCGCCTGACCGGACGGCCCGTTAAACGATTTGATTTCACCGATCGTGGTAAACGCTTCGGCGCTTGCACCATCACCACGCTTGATGAGTGTGCCTTGGGTATTAAATGCGTTCGTAGTCATTCGTTAGCCTCCAAACGTCCAAGAAGAAATCTAACTGTGATCAAGCGACCGTTCACCGTTTGGTCCGTAGGTGCAATCACCGGGTAGCCAGCGCCGCAAGAAATCAACCGGTATAACGGCACGCTGAACGGTCTAAAGTGCAGCAAGCTCCTTACATAATCTGCAAGGTCATCAAGCGTAGCCTGCCCCGCGCTGGCCTTATCATATACGCCAACATCACGCGTAATATCTGCGCCCATCGTGTTCATTGTATCAAGCGCCGTGCCCGTGATGTTACCGGACACTGTGACAAATGGGAACGCAGCATCTTCCGGCACCGGCAAGTCCGTAAAGACCGCAGGCCGCAACACCCCATCAAAGCTATACGTGGCCAAGCGCGCTGCGAGACCCGCATCTGACACGAGGTAGTTAAAGATGCCTTGCGTTAACTGTTTCACGGCGCTACTACCGGATTGCTAGGCAGCACAAGGACGCTACCCGTCGCAATGACTGTTTCCTTTGCCGTACCGTCAATCAAGCGCACGTCATAGTAATACGTGTTAAGCAGCGCCGCCGTTTCGGCTTTGGTCAATTCGACTGTGAACACACCATCCGTAGGCGTGCCCGATATCGTGCAAGTCTTATCGAGGATAGTGGATAGGCCCGGTTCCCGTGACAAGCGCCACTTAAGCGTTGAGCCGCTCAAGTTAAGCGGCGCGTCTGTCTCCTCGTCCGTTGCCAAAAACGATAGCGGCACGTCCGTATTAGCGTAGCATGTGAAATCTTGTAAGGTCTTGGTCACGGTTGCCCCTCCAAATCGACATTGCCCCGGCTACCCAACAAGTCCGGGTCATCTTTGCCAGCGGTCCCGGTCAGGGTGTCCCGCGTAGCCGTCAAATTTGGCTCGCCCAAGCCTGCCCCCATCATACCCGCCCCTGCTGATGCCCGCAACAGTACCGTGCGGACTAGGCTAGCAATGGCCCCAAATTGCACCGTGGCAACGTCTGTAAGGGCAACTGCCAGGGCATCGGTCAAGGCCAACAGCCCCTTGGTGGCTGCCGTATCGGCCACAGACACGGCCAAAGTGTCCAACCTAGACAGCACGCTTAGCAGGGTTTGGGCTGTGTCGGTCAGGGCCACGGCTGGCGCGTCTGTG